TTGATAGAGCCACATCCAGATTACGCATGCGTGCATTGTGCTGTTCTATACCTTGAAGCCTAGCTTGCGCGGCTTGCGCATCAAGCTGGCGTTGTTGCATACGACCAGCCGCCTTTGCCGCTTTCATCTGATACAATGTTGAGATAGCCATAAGGCCGATTGTAATTGGTTCCATTAGTAAGCTAGCTCCAAGACCATGCCATTAAGTTGCATTGCCAGTGGCACGCTTTGAGAGACAGTAACAGTTGGGTCACGGTCAAACCCAAGCACAAAGAACTCGCGCTTTCCTGACACCGCTTCTCTATCCACAGAAAGATCATCATTAACATTACGAATAACTAAATCTGTCCCAGACACAGAGACAGATAGTGTTTCTTCTAAATCAAGGATTACAGATGTTATGCGTCTTGGCTTGCCAGTTAAGACACCGCCAGCAACCTCACCATCTATAGGAAGTGAACGGAATAACGGCGTGAATGAATATCCTATATATGCAGATGTAAGCGTTGCATCGACAGCAGTAACATCGACCTTGTTGTTAGCTACAGTAAACTCACCAACATAGTTAGAGCCTGATACAACCTTAACTACCGCGCCATTTGCAAAGTCAGAACTTACAGTAAAGATGCCATTGTCATTACTGCCCTTGGTATAAAGATCACAGTAATCCATTGGCATAGATGTTTGAAATTCTTCTAGGTAAAACTTCTGGCTATCAGAACCATTGTCACGCTGAACAATGCAGAACAGACGTTCACCAATAGCGCAGATAGAATGGTACTTGCCTTGTGTTTCCCATAGCACCCAGCCAGCTTTCTTATCAGCACGCATGGAATAGAAAACAGCAATAGTCCCATCACTGTTGACCAAAAACACAAAGCTTTCTGGTTTGTCCAAAGCACCCTTGATTATGCTTTGCTGGAATGGTGACTTGATTAGATGAGGTGACAATGTAGTTATGTTTGTAGAAACATACGCACCTTCTGCATCTGAAAAGATATACTCACGCATAGCCGTGTTGGTCTTTTGCATATAGACAGTAGCGCCATCGAAGGGCAGGGGCGTAACAAATGATGCACCATATGGTGTCTGTTTCTTAACCTGTGCTGTAGCTGGTGTGACAGGTGAGTTAGCAAATGCTGGGATGAAGAACTCAGACTCAGATGTAAATACCTGCAAGTCACGATTAGATACCAGATGTCTGATCTGATCGAATGAACCAGTGCTTGCAGAAATATCTATTGAGTCGCCATCTTCACCAGAACCAACATCAAAGTTAAAGAACCTGTTAGACTTGGATGCCCATATAGTCGAGGGTTGCGCTTGTGTACCAGCAAACCATAGACGCCCTTCATGGAAGGTGACTGCCTGTGGATAGCCACGCACACTTGACCAAGCCTGTTCAGCCCATTCGGTAGTAGCTACCCCGCTTGCAATCCGAGGTGAACCACCACCAATAGCGCTTGATGTGGCACTAGCCGCCGCAGTTATTTCGTAAGTATTCTCATCAAGAACCGCCGACACTGTGCGAGAGCCATTGATGTTAGACGCTGAAATTCCACCAACACCTGCCGCGCGGTCAATAGTGAGCGTGACGCTAGGAGCAAGGCCATGTAGTGCATGTGTAACGAGAACCTTATCACTGCCCTCGACAGTTTCCAGTGCATCAATCTCAAGCTGTTGTCTAAGCGTTCCCTTAATTGTTCCTGTAGCTGATGTGCTACTTGCAACAGCCGTGATGGTAACATCGGTATCTCCAATCAGAAATGTTGTACCTACATGCCCAGCAACAAAGTGTGCGGCACTTGTTGTCAGGGTTGCGCCAGAACCAGACGTAGCATTTGATGCAATCGTTACTCCTACGCTATGGAACGAATGATATGGTTGATATGTTGTGTTTGAGTCAGTGCTTGTTTCAAAGCTGTAATACTCAATTTGGAATGAGGTAAGACCAGTACGAACCAGTTTTACTGGCGGGTACTTGTTGTGACAGATAAACATGACATCGCCCTGTTGTGCGAAAGTAAGTTCTTCTACCTCAGTCTGTGACCAAGGAAGGTTTGCACCTGAGGTAGTCTGAGTAATAGTCTGCACAAGAGTTGGGTCATAATTACTACTTGGGTCAAGTTGATAAACTAGAATTTTTGCTGCTTCAAATGAGATTATGTAGCGTTCATCATCACTGAATATAAACGGCTCTAGCCTAATCTGTGGGCGTGTAGCAGAACCAGATGGTGTAAGCGTGACTTCTTGCCAAGACTTAGTACCAGCACGTTTTACAATGCCCCCTTCTGATTTAATAAAAAAGTTACGCACTCTCTCACCAGCGCGGTTATAAACACCTGCGTCAGTGCGCGAACGCAAAGATGGGCTAACCTCACCAAAGTCGAAGCTAGTTAATGGTACTCTAATTCTAGCCATTAACTATTCCTTGTTGTTTTGAATCTATTTACTACAAGCTTGCGCGTTGTTTGTTGCTGGCTATCAAGGTTGCGACCCTTAGCCATATATTGATTAGCTTTGACTGACATCAGTTCAGACAGCTTTTCATCTCTTGCTATTGAAGATGCAAATACACTGGCTAACTCATACTCGACAGCTAGTGTGAAGTATGAAGGCCAGTCGATCTCATTTGCTCTGAACGTGTAATCAGCAATTACTTTGTCAGCTACAGTTGCATCAGAAAATACTTTGTCACCATAAATAGAATAGGTAAGTATGTTGTCATTCACAGTAAGTGTGTGAAGCATTAACAAGTCTGATGGAAGCTGATGCGCACGATCGAACCTGCCAGTAGGAGTATCAGTTAGCAGATTAAGTTCTGATTGGTTAGATGCAAAACGCCAACGTGTATTACACAAAGCCGCCCTTGCCACATCTTCATACATGTTATTGGCAATAAGAGCCTCAGTGCTTGTATCGTCAAACGAAGTGATAGGGTTCGCGCCAATCAGAATCAAAGCGCGTGCCGCAATATCTATAGATGAGTTAGCTACTGTTGATGCCATGTGTGGTTAGGGGAGGTAAGTTAATTCCTTGACCTCCCCATTCCTTTAGTCTGAGTCGGATACTGTCAATGCAGTACCGTCAGCACAGTCAACAACTGAGCCATCATTCGACAGAACGATAGTCCAAGCCATTGCAGGTGCGTTGTTGTCATAGACTGCAACGAGATCGCCAACATTCATCATGGTAGCGGCATCGTTAAAATAGCCAGATGCACGAACAACAGACAATGCGTCCTCGCTAGAGTAGTACCACATGTTGTAGCCACCACCGCCAGCTAGTCGGGTTAGTCCTGATGCTGAATAAGCCATATGCTAGCCCTCCTAGTTGTTGTCTAAAACTTCATAGATGCCAGTATCATCGATAGCTACGCTACCCATAGACATCATTGAAGTTGTAAGGTGAGCGACTTTCTCAGGGATGTAGTTGACCTCAGTGGTCACATCTGATCCCACACCGATACCAACGCAAGAAGAATGGTAAGCCATGTTCTTGCCGCCAGTTACAGCAGAGGTTGAGAAAATCTGGAAGCCCAAGAATGACTTCATTGTCATACCGCCAGCAAACGGAAGGTTCTGTTCGCCTACATAATCTGATGAGGCAAACTCATCGATTAGGAATAGGTCAGCAAAGCCCTTCGGGTTCATTGCGATATAACGCTGTCCATCTTCGGGAACATCAGCCACGCCCATTGTTTCAAACAATGTAAGCAAGTCAGCTTTTTCAACAGCCGCGTTAGTGGCGTTGATCTGAGTTGAGTTTGCACCAGCGTCCATAGCCGCATAAATGAGTTCGTCAGTCTTACGACCAAGAGCGGCGGCAGAAGATTTAGCCACAGCTTGACGCTCATCAATGTTAGTCTTGAGTTCATCAAGCTTGTCGATGTACTCAGCCGCATAGTAATCAGCCATTGTAGCTTCCACATTTGTATGTGTCAGTTCCATTGGAGTTACCATACCGTTACGAGATTTGGTTGAAGCAGAACCAGTACCGATCTTCTGGAAGCGTACAACGCTACCATTCACAGAATTTACATTACGAATAGTGTTCTTAAGTTTAGAACCCATGCGTTGAAATGCCATGTGAACTTCGGTTTCGAACTGCTTAATAAAGGCGGTATCAATAGTGTTTGCCATTTTACTAAGTCTTTCCCTGCACTAATGCAGTATAGAAGTTACATTAACGTCACAGTTATCCGTATCGTCCATCATGTGATTGTCCCTTGCGGGGTCGTCAGTAAGACACAGGCTGTTCATCTTCTTCAAATGACACGCTCAACCAATCTACACAACGCACAAATCTTACACACTCATACCCATTGATAACGGTTGAGGTTTGCGCAAATGCACATCCGCTAAGTGTCAGCCACTTGATTGTCTTTCTGTGATCTATCGGAACTACATTTTCTAGCAGATCATATGATTGCTGAAAGTAGTCAAACACAGAACTGGTAAGGCGCAACCAAGTGCGCACATGATCTTCTAAATTATAGCTACCAAGCATCCAGATAGATGCAGAACATTCTGTGTCATTGTATTGAGGCACCACACCAAACATAGCAATCGGAATACAATCACCTAAGACGGTATATGTTTCCGCACCCTTGATGCCTAGAGGTAGGTGCAACGCGCGCCACGGCGTTGCCCCCATTATCATACATTCGCGCACATCTGATTGACGCAAGTGATGCTGTAAGTAACCAGCATGTTCAGCTACAGATTGCAGTATCTGCACCGAACCGTATTGACCCTCACCTGTAAAGTTTAGCAAAGCCATCTTGAACCTGCTTTACATAGGCTGGGTCACGCGTTCCTTGCTTCCAGTAACGATCATCATTCATCATAGACCGCAAATCATCTTCACTGATCTGTGTGGTGGTTTCAATATTAGATGCAATGCCAGTTTGCTTGAGAGCATCAATGATCTTTTCCATTGCCTCAATGCCTTCTGCACTTTCGCCCAAGCGTTCTAATGCTGACATCTGAGATTCTTCAAAGAACTTGCCAGCCCATAACTGCACAGCTTCTATGCGTGCATCTGCATTATCGCCAAGCTTTTGCTTTTCGGTATCAAGGTCAGGCAGATGAGATGTGATTGCATCTGCATATTTTTGAATACCATCAGCAAACTTATCTTGTCCGTAACCATTGTCGTAGCAGAAGTTAGACCACCAATCGAGCAAGCCATTATCAGAAGCCTCAGCCTCATCAATACTGTCTGGCAGTACATACTCACCCACTGTTGCTGGACGATCAGCAAGCATCTGATCGTTCATCTCTTTGGTTATTGACTCTCTTAGTTCTTCTTCACCCTTACCTAGTTTGCTTTCTAGGTTTGAGTAGGAGCTAACCAAATCTTCTGCTGTGTTAAATTTCTCAGGCAACCATTCTGGTCGGGCTTCTACAGGTGCTTCAGTAACCTCGGCTACCTCTACATTATCTGCTTCATCCATCAGTCTTTACCTTCTCTGCATGTTTGATACGTCGCTCAATAAGACCGACAAGATAGCGCTGTCCTTCTAAGTGTCGAAGTTCAGCATCGGATACGCCAGCACCAGTGACCGATTCAATGGTGATAGAACGTAAATATTTAAGGACAGATTGTCCGTGGGGAGTTTTGAACAAAGCAGCAATGTCTAATGAAACTTTATTATCTTCAGCTTCATTACGAACAAACCCATCTATTCTAATGTTTGGCATGTTAGCCCTCTGGTGGCGGCATACCTTGCTGTTGCATCTGCGCTTGTTGCGCCATTGCTTCTGCTAGTTGTTCGCGTTCAGCCGCGTCACGAATTAACGTGTCTGGTACACCAAACTTCTTAGCAAGAAACGCCGCCGCCTCCTCAGACGAAACAAGAAGATTTACCATTTCAGCACCAAACCTACCGCCAACCATTTCCAAGAAACGATCGACAGATGCGATGTCCTGATTGGCTTGGGCTTGTGCAAGTGGAGAAACAGAACGCACCTTAACCTCACGCCCATTAAGCGTGGGAATATCAATACGGCCTTGCTTCTTTAGAATATAAACTACACGTTGCAATACAGGCTGAATAAACTCAGCTTGCAATCTGCCAAACGCTGATCCAATGCGTCTTGATAGATCAGCCATACGCTCGGCAACCTCAGTAGCTGTAGCTGGCGTTCTATTAGGATCACCAAGCATATCATTGTATAGCGCACGTTTGATGTTGTTACGCATGTCACTAAGGATAAGATTGGCTACATCGAATGAACCTGCGGCTCGGATAGGCTGTAACCCATTTGAATTAGGGGATTTTGGAATGATCGTTCCGGGGACTAGATTGATGCTATCAGTGTTAATAACACCATCATCATCCATCTGGTATATACCAGAGATAGCCATCTGTGCATTTTCAAGAATAAGTTCGATTGTAAGGTTGGTTGTTTTGATTGCACTAAGGGAATTAACAAGAGGTCCTCGACCATATACTTCCCCTGCGGCCTTAGACCAGCGGAATGGAATAAAAGGATTTGAGCCAACACCTGTAAATATATCCTGATAGATTAACTCTTGGGCTTCTTTCTCAATCACATAAAAGCCATTACGCTCTACGTTTGGCTTGTCATATAGGCGGCACACAACCTCAAGTATCTTCACCTTATTATCAGGAGAGCGTTGCATCTTCTCCATCATCTTCGGGCTTAGTACAGCTTTAGGATAGGCAATCGGTATGTCTTTACACCTGAGTTCACGCTCACGATACACATGGTCAATGCGATCATCAGCACCATTCTCAAGAACAATCTGCGGTAAAGGCACAGCATTAAACATCACAGGGTTTATTGCATCACCTTCTTCGACAAGCAGACATCCAGTGCCTACAGCCAGATCAAGGAAACTTTCATGCGCCTCTTGTCCAAAGTTAGACTGTTGCAAAACTTCAAAGACGTATTCAGTAACCTCGTCTAGCTGATTGTCGATCTCCTCACGCTGGCTTTTATCTACCTCACTGCCAGATAGGAAGTCAGCCCATCTTGAGAAGTTAGGGCAGATGCCATTCTGTAACCTCGATGCAAACTCTTGAACGCCAACAACAGCAGTCTCATCAAAGATTTTATCATCACGCCTTTGCCCAGCAGACATCTTAGTGAAGCCTTCACGCTGAGGCAGAGCGTACTCGTAACATTCGTCAAATAAAGATTCAAATAACTGTCTGTGTGATAGGGCTTTGCCGTAACGTGCCAGATACATTTTCGCAATCTGATCGTGCATTAGACATCCCTATTGTAATAGCCAATGCCACCGCTTGAACTTGTCAGCAGTGATCTTGTGCCTGTACCCTTTTTCTTCTTGCGAACTGTTTCTTCCAGAGCCGTATCACGCCGTGACGCTTTGTCGGCTGTCTCTTGAGCCATGCGTTCTTTGCGTTCTGCTTCAATAGAAGGATCAGGCGCTGGCATTTTGGGTTGTTTGAATACACACATAATTACCTCTTATAACGTGCATGAATGCTGGGCAACGCACAAATTACATTCTCGCCCATAGGCCAGCCCTACGTTGCTTTGGCTCTCTGGTGAATACATCGAAGTCTCTCTTGGCTTGGAACGGCTTTGCATTAGCACCATGCCCTAGCACTTGCCTACCTTCACCAGCACCAAGCATTAGATATTGCAAAGCATCATGGATGTGAGAGAAACGATTCTTATCAGGGCGATCATCATAACGCTCACCTGATACCTGTATGCGTCTATACTGATACCCACCTTCAAAACCTTTGATTAATTCTTTGCATCTAGGATCAATCAAGAACCCAGACAGACCTTCGGTCATGCGGGTGAGGGTAGAGCTAACGCTTTCCAAGCGCAGAGCAACATCATTGCTAGGTGCAGGGCGTGCTTTAAGACCAGCACCACGCAACACTTGGAAGGGCGTTGACTCATCAGTCTGTGCGCGAAAGTCACCAGATGGATCACCAAAGATATTAATCTCACAGTTAGCATAGCGCACTGCAATCTCTTGGCGCAGTAGTTCAGCAAAGCGCACAATGCCCATATCAAAAGCAACTATCTCTTGAAGGATAAGCCAGCGACCACGCACCTTCTGCCCAAATACGGCGGCTGGGGTTAGTCCAAAGTCCAAGCCAACATAGACAGGCATACCATCAGCTACAGGCACTTCTTCCCTAGCCACATGCTGTTCATGTGCAAACATATTATAGACAGGCTTACCATCTTGGATTGAGCCAAGACGGTTCATTACATATACATCTATCCAGCTTTTGCCTTTACCTTGGATAAGATTAGGATAGTAGCTATCCATCATGTGTTTGCTGTTCTCGGCATCAGGGTTAGGCTTGTATTCAGATACATCACCATCCTTATCTTTAACCTCGATCATACCTGCTGGCTGGGTATAGAAGTTCCAGTTGTTAGGCTTAACCATCATCTTGGCTTCGTCTTTGTTGATGTGATCAGGGATAGGAACTTCACCAGACATGATAGGCCACCAGTGATCTTCTTCTGGTGCATTGGTATCAGCAATCACACCAGTCCATGATGCACCGCCCTCACGCATAGAGGGAAAGCGACCAACACGCATAGTACACGCATCAATAATTGATTTGGGTATCTCCCTAGCCTCATTGATCCAGATGCCAGTAAGCTCAAGGGACAACAGCTTCTTGACATCTTCAGGTCGGTCAAGGGCTAGGAAGATAACTTCTAAATCAAGATCACCTTTTTTAATGTGGTGTGTGTATGGCACTGACCATAGGAACTTTCCCCAGTCATTCTCAGGAAACCAATCAAGCCATGTCTTGATCGTGGTAGTTCTAAGCTGTGGATTTGTATTACGTATGATTGCCCATCTGCTTCTACGGATGCCATCAGGGTTTTGTTTCTGCCCAAGTGCGCGGCGAAACACCTCAACACAACAGGCCACAGACTTACCAGAACCAACCGCACCTCGTATGCCGCGAAAGAATGTATCGTCCTTCATAAAAGATTTAAGGACTTCACCATCAGGCTTGTACTTAAAGTTCATTTACTTTGTAGTCCTTACCTACCTTAATCAGACTAGCAACAGTCTCAGGGGCAACAGCCGCAATCATTTTGTCTGCTTCATAGTCAGTACAAAATTCTTTTGGGTAATGCTTGAAGTGAACCTTCTTCACGATCTTGCGAAGTAGTTCACGCTCCTCAACCTTTAGGGTGTGCATAAAACTCATCTGTAACGCTTTGCAGTTTTGGCGGCAGAAGCAGGTTGCTTCGAGTGTTGCTTGCCAGCCTTGGTGTCTTTGCGCTTCTTTGCGCTAGTGGCTTTGTACTGTGATGATGACATTGCTTTGATTGCTTTGCGCGGCAGGTATCTCTCACCTGTTGCTTTAGAGCCTTGTGTTGAAGGCTTACCGCTTTTAGTTGTCCAGTCTTGTTTAGTCCAGTTGATAAGCGAGCGTTGTGATTTAGCTTTAGCCACGATACCCACCACCATTTTTCTTATAGGTAAGAGCAAGCAGTTGTGCTTTACGCGCAGACCATTGCCCTGCCTTGCCGCCTTTAGTGCCAGCCTTGATCCTGTTAAACAGGCGCTTTCTCATTGTGGGTTTTGTGTAATTGCCAGCCGCATTAACTGCCATGCTAACCTCCTAACATTGAACGGCGACCAGAGCCGCTACTAGCTGAACCAGATTTTTTGCGAAGTGGTATTAATGAAGCACGCCTAGAGCCAGAAGATGTATCGATTACCATCTCTGTTTCTTCTTCTTTTTCTTTGATGCGTTCTAAAACTTCTGATGCTGTTTCGTCATTGCGTTCGCTATTGGCTTGGCTGTCTCTGTTAAAATCACTAACAGGATCACGCCCTGTAAGAATGCCATTACGTCTTGAGCCAACAACATTACCAGCCGCATCACGCACAGGCGTACCGCCAGCTTTTAGATCACGCACGATAAAGTCTGCAAAGAAGTTGCCCATGACTAAGCCAAGCGTTGAGACATAGCTTAGAGGGCGTAATGATTTTTCTAGCGTGGTTGGCTCAGCAAGCCTGTTCTTGCGTTTGTCTATGCGTGCTTGAACATTCTGAACAGGTGTTTGTGCAAAAGCTGTAGTCAGCGCATCATTTGTATTGTTACTGCCGCCACTATCATAGTCGCGGCCTCTGCCACCAAACCCACCTTGTGATCTGCTACCACCTAATCCATCAAAGCCAGCCATTTACTTCATGCCCTTACCATTTTTTTTAAGCATGGATTTTCTTACAGCACCCTTAATAGGAAGTTTCTTTTTAGCCGCTTCTTTCTTAGAAGCCGCCATACCTGCTTTTGTGTATGGGAATGTTTTGTTACCAACCTTAGGCATTTGCTTTATTCCTTTTGCTAATAGCTTTCCCTTTACGCACTGCGTCAGACTTAGACGAAGCGCCCCACGCTCTGAGGGAGAGAAGCAGTCGCGTGGGGCGTCCCTTGGAGTCACGTTCAGCACCAGCCATCTTGCCCATGCGTTGCAAGAAAGATGCGCGTCTTGGATTATCGCCGGACTTCACAGGAGGCTTCAAAGTCCCTTTCTTGTAAGAGGCACGTCCTTTTGCATTCAAGCCGCCTTTAGGGTTCTTACCCTCTTTACGTGTCCAAGCTGGTGTCTTTGCCATTATGCAACCTC